AACAGCGTTGCAGCAGAATCTGCTACACCTAAAGGAGAGGGAGAGGGTTCAAAAGATTCAAAAATTAATACCGGCGCCGGCGTGGCCCGGTCGTAACATCAGTAACGAGTGGACTATAATCAATGACCAAGTATTTTAAACCTTTTCCAACTATAGAATATCAAGGAAGACGAGTTCGAGATATTACTCGACGAAGTTCTTTCATGAGTGCTGTACAAAACAATCCATTCCTATACTATCCTTATACGGTACAAGAAGGTGAGCGCGCCGAAGACATTGCTCAGTTTTATTACGGATCCGTTGACTATATCTGGTTAGTGTATATGGCAAACAACATTATTGATCCATATCACGAGTGGCCGTTAGATCCACGAACATTTAATGCTTATCTTGTCGATAAGTACCAAGATCAGTCTGGTGAAATCGGTGAGAACGTTCTTGATTGGATTAGTGATGAAACAAACGACGACAATATTTTATACTATGTGAGGAGAGTTGACTAATGGCCGCAGTAGATGATATTATATTAGCACCGGAATCTTTCCGAACAATTTACCTTCGTCGAGAAGACAGGGTTATTCTACGTACTGAGCAAGGACGTAAAATTATTGTTAAGCGAATTATCCCAGAAGAATGGCAGCCATACCGAATGTATGATTACGAATATGATTTGAACGAAAATAAGAAAGAAATATTCTTGTTTGACAGTAAATTCTTGGGCCAGTTAACTAAAGATTACGTTAGGTCTATGAGCGATAATTAATGGAAAAGTTTAATCCTGGCATTTGCGAGATTACACAAGCTATTATAATACCTTATCAAGGGTACAAAGATGGGTACATGGTGCCGCCTATTGAAATTGGAAAAGATATCACACCTTTGATTACTGGGTTTCAAATTAACCAAGGTATGAATAATGTTTCAATGTCAGGTACTATTGATTGTATCGATAACGTAGGATTCTTAGAAAATCTTCCACTCCGTGGAGAAGAAGAATTACATTTTGAAATTAAAAGCTTTGATCTTGGAACCACAAGAAGTATAGTAGCACGTATTATTAAAATTAGTAATGTTAACAGAACTGAAAGTGGTAATGGTGTCGGATATACTTTACAATGGATCTCTAAACTTTCTTATAACGCAAACATTAAAAATATCATTACGTCTTATAATGGTAAAGAAGGTCAAAGTGTTATTGAAGATCTATTTAGTAAACATTATAGTAAGCTTACAGCAGGTAAAGAAACTTGGTCTGATGGAACCGAGAAAGAACAACCAAGTGATACGAAATCATTTAAGATCCAATCTGATCCTGGACGCTTTTTGTGGATCGCTCCTACCCGAGGAATACTAAGAGTTACTATACCAAATTATAGTCCATCTGAAGCGATCCAGTTTATCACTAAAAGGATATATTCAAAATCAACCATTGGTCCATCATCAACATTTCGTTTCTTTGAAAGATGGGATGGCTTTCATGCAGTAACCGATGAATGGCTACACGTAAAAGCTAAAGCACATGATGACGTACCTACTCTCAACTATTTTACATATTCAAGTAAGCAGCCTGAAGATGCTGCAGTTCAAGTGAGTACAATACAAGAATTTGTAAATGATAAACGAGTAGATGTTGCTGACGAAGTTTTAAGTGGTTCATATACAAATTCATTTTTAGAAATTGATTTGCTACGACATAGAACAAAACTATACACGTATAAGTATAACGAAGAAGTTAACAAGTATAAAGATTCTGGTGGAAGAACCGCTAGCTTAAGAAATGATATCCATTCAGAAGAATTCATAAAAGATACATTTAACCAAAATAATTCTAAACAGTTTATGATTATACGAGAGTATAGTGATAAAGAAAGCGGATCAGCTCAAACCGCAGACGAGAAATTCTATCGAGAAACGACTGCACATAAAATCATGTATAATCAACACGCTAACGCAACGAGTGCTACTATTGCTTTAAAAGGTCGATTAGATTTAATGCCTGGTATGATAACTGATATTAATATACGAGAGCTCGATGCTAGTAATAAATCTGGTAGAAATAAACAGTTAAGTGGTAAATACCTTATCACCGGAGTAATAAACAAAGTTGATGGTAACGTACTAAACACTATTTGTAAAATAGTTAAGTATGATTGGAGTGATGGAGCCGGAGACCTAGGAAAGGAATAATATGAGAGGAATTGGTATACCTAATCCGATGTTCTTCATCGGAGTCGTAGAGAATAATGACGATCGACAATTTCAAGGTCGGGTGCAGGTGCGCGCGTTCGGCGTCCACGGGACCCACGCGAACATTCCTACTCAAGATCTTCCTTGGGCTATATGTGTTTCAGGTCACTACGATCCAAACTCTCCTATACCACCAATCAATTCGTTTGTATTCGGTATATTTACTGATGGCGACGAAGCTCAACATCCAATGATTCTGGGAATGATTCCTACTCAGTATGTAGAAGAAATGTTTCCAACCGCTGACGGATATGGTGTTATTCCTGTTAAGAACGGAGAAGTAGCACCTCTGTTAGCAAAAGGATTTACACCTGAAGATATTGGTCATCATCAAAGATCTAAACTTGCTAGAGCCGAGGATGTCGGAAAAACTTTTCACAACCAAGTATCAGCGAATGTAAAAAGGAACCAAGACATTGCAGGTAGAGAAGAAAAGTGGGAGCAACCACCGTCTGCTTACTCTACAGTATATCCTTACAATCAGGTAATCGAAACCAGCCACCACACTATAGAATTAGATGATACACCCGGTGGTGAGCGAATTATGATTCACCATAAAACTGGTTCTTTTATTCAAATCGATGCGAAAGGTACTACTACTGAGCGAGCAGAAGGCGACCGTTATGAGATTAATATAGGAACAAAACACGAATCTTCGTCAGGTAGTATCATTACAATTAATGGCGATGCTTTTGTTAAAGTGAATGGTAATAAAACAGAAGAAGTTACCGGTAACTACAAACTATTAGTGGGTGGCACAACTGAGATTGGTTCAGGCATGAACTTATTCTTAAATACTGGTGATGGTGTTAACATACGAGGTTCAACTGTTAAAGTCGAAGCAAACACTGATACCCTTACATTGTTTGGTAAAAAACAAATTAAGATCGAAGCAGAACAACAGATTAATAATGTTTCGAATCATATTAAAAATAACGCGTTGCAAGACTTTAATGTCTATGCTTCGAAAGGTATTAAGCTTACTTCTCCAATGGATTTTCATCTTCAGGCTTCAAATGGCTTAATGACTTTCACTGGATTAGTTCCTCCATCACCGAAAGATACACCGACATCTCTTGCATCTGGTACTATTGGTGTTCCTACTTCTGCTGGTTTAAGTGTTATAGCACCTACTGTAAACATGGTTGCTGCTAACGGAAGCTTTACCGGTCTATGGAATGCAACTGGTATGAGCACTGGTATTTTAACAGCAACCGTTTCTGTCAATACAAAGCTTGTAAATGCTACTGCGGTTCAAGCAACAAAGGTAGGAGGAACTCGAGGAGACTTTGCGACATTAGGTGCTCCATTGCCTATTAGTTCATCACCAGGTAGTCCTTGTTCCCCCGGTCCTGGTCGTGTTACGCCATCGACTATACCCAATGTAAGCATACCAACTGTGCCAATATTAAACGTACCGGCCATTAGTAATCCAGCCCCACCGTTGTTTCCGATGGCTTCTGGGATGGCGTATCCGAGAGGTAATGGAGACCTATTCCTAGCTCAAGTTCTCACCTCTCCCTTCACAGCGTTCTTTGGAGGAATCATTCCTCCGCTATTAGGATCCGGATACGGTATGGAAATGATCAAGGCTCCCGAGCCACCAGCGAAAAATATGTCAATTCAAAAAGATCCATTTGTAAATCGAAAAGGACATGTACCCGGCACCTTTAATACGAATCTGGAGGATTAAGCAGTGGCTAATTGTATTGACTTAAGAGATCAAATTACTCAAAATACTTTATCACTGAGTACAGGTCCTTCCGTTAACTTTAATGGTGAGTATACGACAGCTCAAATTGCGGTTTTTACCGAAGAGCTTTCGAAGAACATTGCAGAAAATGCTAACAACAACGCTTTAACTCGAATGACAAACGCGTTTGGTGATGGACTTAATAATACGGTTTCGTATTTGAATGGATTGTTTAAAGAATTAATGGCGAACAATTTAAACGACTATCCTGAAATACAAACTCGCTGGGCTTCTGGAAATATGACTGCTATCGAAGTAGCGGACTTTATGGAAGCATTTAATTATACACCACAGGGTATTGCAAATCAAACTGATTTTACTAAACTATTACGAGAGCTGAATAATTATTATACTTCTTCGTTTAGTGATAGTTTACTCGGTGGATTTTGTAGTACTATGACAAATATATTTCAAAAGATCGATGCGTTCTATGATCTAATAGGAGTAATTGATGGCATCATTACCGATGCATTAGCTTTCATTCAGAAAATTAATGAGTTTGAAGGATATCCTCCTGAAATTGCTCAGCAAGGTCTTATTACGTTTTTAATTAATCAAATTAAACAAAAGATGGAAGATATCGCTGAGAAAGTATTCCAAGAAGTTGAAGATGCGATTAATAACTTTAATGTTGAGAATATTATCGGTGAGTTTACCGAAGGATCTTTGGCGAGTGTTAAAGCAATTATGACTGCTAAAGAACAATTATGTACTGTATTGACTGATGAGAATAAAAAGAGTATTAAAGATAAGCTCAAAGGATTCGTTGACTATGCGGTAAGTCTATTAGAAAGCCCAGGATTAGAACAAATTCGTTATCTTGTCTTTAGGTTCTGTGCCCTTGCAGCTAATGTCGAAGCATTACTTAAAGATATCATGAATCCACTCGATGATTATGGATTAAGGTTTCAACGTATTGTTCGCCGGATGGAAGCAATCTCAAACATTAATACATCGACTGCAATTCGTAATGGAGCAATAAGATATTCTCCTGAACGTCGTGAAGAAGCCATAAATAGATTAAGAGCTATGTGGGATGGTGATAACAACGGAGAGGTCGTTACCTCTACTGGCGAAAAGCCCATAGCAGTAAAGCCGATTACCGCAAAGGAATATCAAGAACTTCCTGTATGTGGTAAAGTATTTAAGTCTGGTCATAAAGGGATTAAAGTTTCGGGTGACTGGGTAGAAGATCTTGGAATTACAGGTTATACACGAATTGATTTAGATGTTAAAGTATATCTAATGAGATTGAGAAAAGTACTTGGTAAAGATATTACTATTACCAGAGGGTGGTACAGCACGGAATATAATGAGAAAGTGGGTGGGGATCCAGAAAATAGTCACTTAAGTGGGCTTGTTATAGATATAAAGAACGATTTTAGTTTTGATATTCCGAGCGAAGACTTGAGTGTTGCTACTTCAATCAAAAGTATAGAAGACTTTCAAGAACAAGCATTTAAAGCTGGATTTAAATATATCGTCATCAAAGACGATGAGATTCATCTAGACATCAGGAACGTACCAAGATGACAGTAGTAGTTAAAACGCCAGTCAGTAAAAGACCGACACTATATGCGGACTTTAAAAAAGACCTGCAGATTTCTCCTGTCTCTCAAGACCTGACTGTAAACAAAGACGAAGCTGCTGTTAAAGAAGCGATTCGTAATTTGCTATTAACTGATCCTGGTGAACGTCCTATGCAGCCTTTTTTAGGTGGTGGCATACGAGCTTTATTATTTGAAAATGTGACACCGGGTACTCTCAAGTTAATAGAAGAAAAAGTAAAAAACACAATAAAGAATTACGAACCTAGAGCTGAACTCATTGATGTTTTGGTTTCATCTATTATTGATGATAATACAGTAAGTGTAAGAGTAACATTCTACATTAAAAATACTAGCGCGCCAATACAACTAGACGTCATACTAGAAAGGATAAGATAAAGATGGCCAATCCAAAAACTCCAATTACGGAACTTGACTTTGAAGGTATTAAAAGTCAGTTAAAAACGTATTTAGCGCAACAGGCACAATTCAAAGATTACAACTTTGAAGGTAGTAACATGGCTGCTTTGCTCGATGTACTCGCTTTTAACACGTTCCAAAATAACTTCTATACCAATATGGCAATCAACGAAATGTTTCTTGACTCGGCCGTCATTAAGAACTCCGTTGTTTCCCATGCTAAAGAATTAAATTATATTCCAAGATCTCGCAGGTCAGCTAAAGCAACGATAAGGCTTGTAATTACAGCGCCTGATGAAGAAAACTCAACCATTACGATTCCAACCTATAGCAGCTTTAGTTCAAGCTACCAGGGTGAAACATTTAATTTTGTCACTGAACAAACATATGTTGCTCGTAAAAATATCGATCCAATTACACGTGAAGTAACTTTCATCGCAGAAAATGTAGATATTTTCGAAGGTCAGATGTTAACGAGCTTCCAGCGAGAAGGATTTATTATTGATGCTGATGGAGTATTACGAGTCTATCTTTCAAACAACGAAGTTGATACAAACAGTATTGTAGTATTCGTTGATGCTGAAGCAACTGAAGATCAAAACGTCTTTACACGAGCAACTACGATTTATGGTGTAAAACCCACGGATCGAGTATTCTATATAGAACCTTATTACGATGATCGTTATTCGATTTACTTTGGTAAGAACGAGTTTGGTTTACAACCTCAAGAATTCGAAGATGTCCGTGTAAGGTATCGTATTTGTTCAGGCAATGAATCAAATGGTGCTAGTCAATTCTCAGCCGGATTTTTAGAAAACGCTACTATTGAATGTCAAACAACTACGGCCGCAGCCGGTGGTGAAGAACGAGAAAGTATTGAGAGCATTCGTTACTTCGCACCTAAGGCATTGCAAATTCAAGAACGAGCTTGCACAACTAAAGATTACGAAATCTTATTGCAGCAAAAATTTCCAGAAATTAAAGCAGTTGCAGCTTATGGTGGTGAAGATCTCGATCCACCTCAGTTTGGTAAGGTTGCTATTTCAGTTTACTTAGATAGTACTACTCAGTTAATTAGCTCAACATTGAGTAATGCATTTATTGCTTACCTATCAGAAAAGAGTCCTCTAGGTATTGAGCCTGTATTTGTACAAACTAAGTTTATTTACGCTGAGCTTAGCGTTGATACTATATTCACATTAAAAGAAACAGAAAAGAATGCTTCGCAACTTGAATCATCTATACGTCAAATAGTACAAGCTTATTCAGATAATAATCTTGAGAACTTTAATACTTCTTTACGTAAGAGTAGATTAGCAAGTCAGATTGATAGTATCGATACTGCTATTCAAAGTACATCAATTATAGTCACACCTTACATTGAGTATGCTCCTATTCTAAATGTACGAACCGCTCCTTCATTTAACTTTGAAGCTCAGCTGGTTAGGCCATATCCTTTTAGAGCTGCTAACGGATTTAGTGGTTATAAGCCCGCGGTTACAAGTACTCCATTTGATGTAAATGGTGTATGTGTTTATTTGCAGGACGATGGTATGGGTAATATTATGACAGTCACTGATGACGCGACTGATCCACAGGTTGTAAACCCAACAGCAGGCAAGGTCAATTATGACACAGGTAACGTTGTATTGTCAAACTTTATTGTTGAAGAATATACTGGTAGTGCAATTAAGATTAAAGCAAACATTAAGAGTAGTGATGTTAAATCTCCTCAGGGTCGAGTATTCCTGTTAAGAGATGAAGATATATTTGTTTCGGTATTGGAAGAATCAGCCATGGCAACTGGAACTTCTTCAAGTTCGACTATTGGAACTCTGCAAACAACAGGATCATCCAGCGGAAGTTCATCTTCCAGTGGCGGCGGTTATTAAGAGAGATAATTCCTAATGGAAATAGAAAAGAATATATCGTTTTTCATCGATCAACAATTTCCGGATATCTATAAACAAGATGGTCCAGAACTCGTTGCGCTGACTAGATATTATTATAAGTTTCTAGAGGAAGCTACAAATCAAAGTCACCACGTTAATCGAAGGTTGTTTGATTATAAAGATGTAGACTCTACTGTTAAAGAATTACTCGTATTTTTCCACAAAAAGTTCCTAGCCGATTTACCGTTCAAAGAAAACAGTGTACCATTTCTAGTAAAAAATATTTTAGATCTTTATCGTCGAAAAGGTACACCTGCAGGTATTGAAACGTTCTTCTCGATATTCTATAATGAGTACGAGATTGATATTACGTATCCTGCAGAAAAGATGTTAAAGATATCGAATTCAAAATGGAAGCGTGGTGTTTATCTTCAGCTATATTCTAATAATAATTCCTTTGTATCGTCGCTCGGTAAAAAATATACCTACGCAGATTTAATTTCAAAAAATATTCAAGGATCAGTTTCCGGTGCTAAGGCAGCTGTAAGCCGCATTAACTTTATTTTAATCGAAGGTACGCGCACTCCTATTATTTACATTGATGCAGTTCAAGGTAACTTCCAAAAGGATGATGACGTTCTTTCAAGTATCGATGGCGAGCTTGTTGACTTTGGTCGAGTCAATGGATCATTAAATGCTTTTGAAGTTGACACTAATAAAGATCGGGCAACAAACAATCGCGTTGGTGATATTTTAAATGTTGTATCAGATCAAGGTCGTGGTGGTAAAGCAGTTGTTAAAGGTCTTTCAGATAGTACTTCAGGAGAGATTAGTTACGAACTCATTTATGGCGGTTATGGATACAGTGTTGAAAATACGAAACTTTTAGTTTCACAACAAACATTTATTCTCGATAATCCCGGCTTAGAATTTGTATTATACGAACGAGTAAGAGATACTCAGAACAACGAAGGTATAGTATTAGGTCAAACAGAAAACGCCGTAGGAATATATGTAACGAACATCGTAACTATTCGCGGTGGTTTCCCTATTGCATTCGAAAATACTCGAAACATATTTGCAATAGACAGGGACCCAAGCAATCCAATTGATATTGACTTAGTTACACCTTACAATGTCAGCTCGCCAGGAACACAATATGCTGACGACGGTTTAGGTACGAGTGTTATTGCTGACATTAAAAACACAGTTTCAATATCAGTTATTACCGATCCAATCCAGCCTTATCTTACAACAACTCTCGATGCTGCTGATTATGGGGCAGTTACTCCAATGTCAGGTACTGCAAGTCCGGTAACGATTACTACTCCGCTTGAAGATGCATTTGACTTAACACCAATTACAATTGGTCGTATCGAACTATTCCGTAATATTGCTTCAGGTGAGAATTATACTACACAGGTTTTTGCTCGGGCTCAAGATCAGGTGATTAAGAATCTTGGACGTAAAGGACAAATAATACGGTTTGAAACACCGGCTGATGCAGGTGTATTTAGTATTGGTGAATTGATTACGGAAAACTCTACTGGAAAGAGTGCTGAAGTAAATGCAATTGATACTACGAAGGGAACAATTAGTATTACACCATTTGCTTATTACGGGTTTGATGGTGTTAATGATGTTCAAAAAGCAAACGGAGATCGTTTCAGTGTTGATGCAGTTCAAACAGATTATGAAAGCAAAGACTATGGTGATAACGCAATCGTAGAAACTGAAACAGAGTTTGCTATTGGACAAATTAGTAAAGTCGAGATTATTAACTCCGGCTTTGGATATGTCGCAAATACTGTAGGTGAATTACAAGATGAAGACGGTAACCGTAAGGCTTACGGTATTATTGAACAAAACACACAAGGTTTTACAGAAGGTTACTGGGCAGATTTTACTTCACATCTAAATGGATACGAACAACAACAAATTACGATAGAAAATCCTATTTTACCTACATCGGATTTTGTAGAACAAACGCAAGCTGCTATTGTTGGTGAGACAACAATTCTTCCTATTGGTAATGTATGGAATATTGGTGGATTTCAAATTATCTTTGGTAATAATCCCGTAAACATATTCCCAGATCTAGCGCCTCAATGGGCAGCATGGATGGAAAGCACTGCTTCTGATGGGTACGCAATATATGATATGACTAAGCAAGGATTTCCGCTAAATGGTCCTGGATTAATACAATTCCAGCTTCTTGCTTCTGGTACAGCTGCTGAAGCAGTTACTCAAAGATGGAATGAAATTGTTGCACCTAACTTAAAGAGTCAGACTTGGTATGCAGGTCAAGAAGATGTTCTATGGATTCCATATCAAACTCAGTATCTCTGGGATGAAGACTTCGCGAACTGGGGAGCAACTATAAGTTCAGACGGATTTCCTTATTTAGATGCAGATCAAGATGGTACAATTACTCCTGATGATGTTACAATTTATGAGCGGATCGTTGCTGGCGGAGGTACGGTTGAGCAATTAAATAGATGGAATAATATTGTTGCACCTAGCATGAAGCAACAGGGCTTTTATGATTTGAGTCCTGAGTTATACGAATATGTTACGCAGTTTAAATACTTTAATGCTGGTGTACGTATTCAAGATAGCGATTTCTATCAAGACTATTCTTACTTAATCAAGTCAACACTGCCATTAAGTATGTATGAAAGTACACTTAAAGAAAATGTACACTTAGCAGGAACAAAACTATTCGGTGACTTTGTTTATAAGGTTGAAGTACCGAATAATGCAAGAACTCGATTCTTCCGACGATTCAATGACGACGGAAGAGGTTCGCCATTAGACACAGCGAATACTGACAGCCTTGAAGCATCGGTAACGAACTTTACTGTTGATAGTTCTTTCATTACAGTTGACCACGAACCAACTAGTTAATAAATATTTAGTTAACCAAACTCTAGGAAAAAAATGCTATGGCCAAGCAGATAATTAATATCGGTGCATCAGCGAACGACGGAACAGGTGATCCGTTAAGGAATGCATTCGATAAAGCAAACGATAACTTCACGGAATTATATTTCGCATTAGGTAGTTCTACAAATGCAGAAGTTCTTTTCGATCAAAATGGAGCATTCGATCTTGTTGGAAAACCTCATAAAATTTCATTCTTGCACGATACAGAAGAATCATTACTCGCTCTAAGCCCAAGTACTTATCACGGATCTATTGGGCATGCTCACGATACAGGCGCATTGTATTACGCTCACGGTGAATGGCGTAAAGTGTTAACAGACACTTCAGCTGGTGCAGTAACAAACTATTCCGATCCTTTAAACAACATCGTTTACTCAACCAATATTACTAATAGTGAAACCGTTGATTATGTACTTAAATCAAATGCAGATGGTACATATACTTGGGTAGCTCAAAGTGGTGGCGGTGGTTCAAGCACTATAATCGGTTTATCTGATACACCAAGTTCGTTTGGCACGGCCGGCCAAGCATTGGTTGTTAACAGTAATGCTGATGGTTTGGTATTCGATGATATCTCTGGTGGCGGTGGATCTTATGCTGATAGCGATGTTGATGCTCATATCAATGTAAGTGGCGCTAGCGAAAACGATATATTAAGTTGGAACGGTACTGACTATTCTTGGATTTCACAAAGTGGTGGTGGTGCATATAATGATAACGCAGTAAGTGCTCACCTAAACGTAAGTAGTGCAAGTGCAAACCAAGTATTACAGTGGGATGGTTCAGATTTTGCATGGGCCGCATTATCAGGTGGCGGTGGTTCAACTGCTATGGCTGATATTACTGATACTACAATTACAAATCCACAATCTGATGATATTTTAAAATACTTCGGTAGTGATGGGACTTGGAGAAACGTAACGTTCACTCCAACTTATTTAAACATCAGTGAACAGCCTGCCGGTGTTTCAGATAAAGCATTATTTGAAAACAGTTTCTTAAATGCTACCACTGTATTAAAGGTTACTAATAATGGTTCTTCTTCATATCGTTTTGACCAATATGGTACAGCTGATAACCCAACAATTTATGTAAAAGCAGGAACGACAGTTGGATTTGATTTAACTGGTGCAGGTGGTGCTGTACACCCATTCGTAATTCAAACTGCGGCAGGTGCAGATTATAATGAAGGACTAGTTGCACTTGATTTAGGAGTCTATTACGAAGGTTCAGCTGCAAACGCAGGAATAGGTGGCGCTTTATTCTGGAAAATTCCAGCAGGTATTTCTGGTAACTATAGGTACATATGTCAAGCACACTCGAGTATGGTTGGTACTATTGTAATTGAACCTGCGGCCGGTAACAGCGGCGGCGGCGGAGGTGGTTCACTATCTCGAGCTACCGAATCCGAACAAGCAACTAGCCTCAACGCTGGATCGAGTACTAACTTATCATTCGCAAACTTAGGTATTTCGTATGCCTTGTATACATGCCAAGTAGATGCACCTTGCTGGGTTCGTATCTATAGTGATACAGCATCTCGAACAGCTGATGCTTCTCGAACTCAAGGTGAAGATCCACCAGAAGGTGGAGGCGTTATTGCCGAGTTTATTGCGACTCAATCAGGAACAACTGAGTTTAAAGTAACTCCGGCAATTTACGGATATGTTGATGATTCAGAAACAACTGTTCCGGTTACTGTTACAAACATAGACTCAGGAACTGCAACAATTACCGTATCCTTAACAGGGTTAGTATTAGAGAGCTAATATGGAAAAGCATAAGCATACAGTTGTTCTCGTAAAAGGAACTAACGAACCAGAGTTTCTAGCAAATGAAGCTGCAGGAATGCAGGTCAAATCTAATCTAAGTTTATTAGATAGTTTGATTTCAATGATGCTAACAGACGAAGAGGTTGCTACGCTTAAAGCAAGTGAAAAGGTCCGAGATGTAGTACCAGAATTACAAGTTGAAGACGCTTCTTATAATACAATCGGGTCACCTAATTATGAAAGAGGAGATGGAACTACTCCACAAAGATTAGTTGCTAATGATTGGGATAACGCCGGTCTCGGGGTTGCGGATGGTTTAGATTATTCTCCAATGGCATTATTGTATACTGGCGGAGCAACCCCTACAGCAAATGAAACATCAAATTTTATCCTTTCCGGCTCGACTGGTTACGGATATCACTCTAATGCAGAAGGAGTCTCACGAAGCTTACCGATTAATTCGACGACTGAAGACCCTTTTTTCGACGGTCAAGTAATACAAAACTACGCAGGTGAATATGTAGATATTGTTGCTGTTGAAGCAGGATCACCAACAACCTCTTATGATAGCTGGCACAATAGTCCACATGTAGACTTTTGCGGATTGGGAGCTAACTCGGGTACATCAAGGTTTGTTCCAATGAACTGGGAAGACTACGAACCTAACTTAGTGAGCTTTAACCAAGTTGATAACGGATCTGAATATTTTAGCGCTCACGCGATTGGTGTATTAAGTGCTACAGGTGGTAAAGCCTCTGGTTGGGCTTTTAACGCATCTTTAAGAGTCGTATATTTGGGCGACGGTGTTGCTGAAGCAATGAATGCAGTATTAGCGTGGCATCAAAGTAAACCTGTTAATCCTAACACTGGTATACGTAATGCAACTGTTGTAACTGGAGCTTGGATTTATACAACTGATGGGATGAATGGTGGTATCCCAGTAGATAAAGTTAAAGCTATAACGTATTATCCTGATGGGCCAAACAATTCGCTGGGAAATCCCATTGACTCGCCTATAACAATTAACCGAGGTGATCCACAACTAGCAACATTTAACTATAAAGTGACTGCTAACGGATCAAGTGCTTATCGTTTTGAAGGATATGACCGAGGTACTTACCGACCAACTGGCAGCGTTTTAGCTAGTCAAGATAATCCCACGCTAGTTTTAAAAGCCGGTGACACGGTTGTTTTAGACGCAAGTAGTGTAGGTTCTCATCCTATCGAAATTATTGACCACTCGACCTTAGAAGTAAGGACTGACTCGTGGATTACAGGTCAAGGAACTGCTACGGTTACTATTACAGTGCCTGCAAACACCTCAACTCTTCTTAAGTATAGGTGTACATTACACTCTGGAATGATAGGTGCGATAGTAGCCACTTCGTGGAGTTCAACTAGCTGGGAAGGTGATTTAAGACCTTTTGCAAATGCTAATATCGCTCCTCGTTTAATAGTAGATCCTTCTGACAGTACAGCTAAGTGGACGATACCATATAACCGTGACCTTCGAGATACAGCATTTGACACTATCTTAGATAACTACGATACTGTCGGCGGAATATATTATTTTCAAAGTGCTGGCAATTATGCAATAGCAGGTGAGGTAGGTCCAGAACATCAGCATTGGCATAACCAGTTAAGTGTAGCTGCAGGGGAAAGTTACATATCAATAGGTATTTCATCTAGCCGATATACTTTAGCTAATTTAACTGCTGTTAATGAAGGAGAAGGCCCGCTCGGTTCTGGTTATGAACAATTTTATCCTAACCGCTCTTTTAGAGGATGCTATTCAAACGAGATCACAGTTGCAGCGGCGACTACATCCCGGTTGTATCCTTATTTAGATGGTTTTAGTGATAGAGGACCGGGCATAGACATTGCAGCTCCGGGGTCTAACACATTTAGTAGTTACCCAGTTGGCTCAATGCAAACTACTGATCAAAATGGTTATACATGGTCAGGATTTGGTGGAACGAGCTGTGCAGGACCTAGGGCTGCTGGGGCTGCAGCCTTAATGATAGATGACTTTTACTTGAAGCGCGGAACATATCCAAGCATAGCTCAACTTAAAGAGCAAATACAAAATGATAGCAAAAATATTGTACGGGGCGTTGACTTCTCAAGCACCAATTGGATCATAACTGCATATAACACAAAAACCGATACTACACAAGGGTCGGCCGGTGAAAAAGTTGTCCAGTACCTAGATGGGGCCAGCTCAGATGTTTATAGCATTTACGCAAACGATTTTAAAAACGGCGGCAGTGACATTACTGATTTACACGGGAATACTACTCAAATGATTAATGTTCCGTGGGCTGTTCGTAATTCACCGGGAAAGTACATGAATCATGGCGCAGCATTTGCACCTCGACATAAAGAAAGGCCTGCGAGTGGAAATGTATTTCCTAGAAGAAAGAAGACAATTGAGGTATAGAGGATGATAATAAATAAAGTAAACCAGCATCGAACAACGGGGCAATCATGCCAGAGATTCTAAGCACCAATCTAAAAAGTGACTTGAATAGACTCTTCCTTGAACAATCAAGAGCAAGCGAAGATTACTATCTTTTTGTGTCGTCAATCGGCCCGTTCGATCCTTCGGATTCTTTATTTTCAAAAAATGAATTTTTAGAGAAAACACTGTTTGCTAAGAAAATATCGTCTAACGATATGCATTACATGATTAAGTATTATCCTTGGCAGAAAGGATTAGTATTCGAAGAGTATGACGACCAAGTTGATCTTACCGGTGTTAAGTTCTATGCCGTTGTCGGTCCAAACGATAATGACACTGGAGACTATCGAGTTTATAAATGCTTAAACAATAACGATCGAACTGAGGTTTCAAACCCACCTAACTGGGCTGAAACAACTCCTAATCAAATATATGAAACAGCTGATGGGTATGTTTGGAAGTTTATGTATAAGCTTACCGACCTTCAATTCGAAGCATACAACGCTGTTGGTTATATTCCATTAGTTGACGATTATGTTATCGATCCTCCTACGAGTACAGGTAGCCAAGTCTCTGACATATTAGTTGTTAATCCTAATGATAACTTTGGATATAAAGAAGAGCGTGGTGCTTTAGTAGGTAGTCCATATTCGACTGGTATTATTATTGTTGATCCTTCAACTGTAGTAAGTCCAACAACAAATTATTATACTGGGCAATATCTAATAACAACGAATCCTGATGGTGTAACAACAAGAATATTTAAAATCACTTATTACTTCTATAATAAGAATACAGGTAATGCTCAGATACGAGTTGGTGGTGAGTTAATTACAGGTGCAGCAAATCCAGTTGCAGCTGGTGTTACTCAAAACGCTTCTTGGAAAATCTTACCAGAAGTTAAGATTGAAGGTGATGGTACAGGTGCTATTGGAATACCTAATATTGTCGATAGCCAAATTCGAAGCATTCAATTAATTGAGCCAGGCACCGGCTATCATAATATTACAATTACTGTTACAGATCCTCGAGTTGACTTTAGACCAGGGCAATCTGGAAGTGATGAAGTTCGTTGTATTTTACGAGCTAGGCTAACACCTGATGGCGGCCACGGATATAACTTTATTGACGAATTTAAATGTAAGCACTTTATGCTTTATGCTTATATTACAGCAGATGATAATACACAAATTGGTGATAGCAATACTTACACAGGGGTAGGAATTGTAAAAGAACCAACTTTTCATGATACCACTCCAGTTATTTTTGATAACCGTATTGCAATTACAACTGATGATATAGATAAGGTATCTGCAAATACAGTGTTAACACAACTAAGTAGTGGTAATATAGTAACATTCTCAGGAGTAGTACACGAGGTTGATGAAGATAATAATACCTTCTATTTAGCTGAATACATGGGACCTTATCCTAACAATCCAGCAACAGGAGACGGTGACACTTCATTAGATCTTACTTTACCGCTTAGAAATATAACAGGTCAAACAATTACTATAAATAGTCCAGTAGAAGACAACATCGTGATGTCGAACTACCAACAACGCTCAGGCGAAGTGTACTTCATGGAAAACTTTTTCCCACTTGCGAGAACGGACCTTTCTAGAGAAGAATTTAAGTTTGTACTGGAACTTTAAGGAATTTAATTAGATATGCCTATAAACACAGATCTTAATAAGTCACCATACTTTGACGATTTTGACGTCGAGAATCAATACTATCGCGTATTGTTTAAGCCAGGATTTGCTGTTCAAGCGCGCGAACTGATTCAACTTCAGTCAATGCTTCAAAATCAGGTTGAACAATTTGGAGATAACATCTTCAAAGAAGGAAGCGTTATTAAAGGTTGTAACTTTACAAACCTTGACAGCCTGCAATTCGTTAAAATAAATGATGCCCTTGGTGGTACTGACATTAATCCTTTAGCATATATCCCTAAAGTTGAGATTGAAACTATTGGTGGTATTGATGTAGAAATCGATTATGTTTACGTTTTAAGTAATGCCGCAGGTCTGCGAGCAGCCATTGTCCAGGCAGCAAACGGTTTCCTCGCTGATCCGGTTAACAAGAAAACATTCTTCATTAATTACTTAAACACCATTCCAGGCCAAGAAAAATTCAACAAAGGTGATACACTTACTATTACCTTATTTAGATATAAGCGTGGTACTACTGACGAAGTATTCGCTCCATCTGATGTCACACCACCTACTCTTTCTGTAATTTCTTTACCATCGGATGATGCGGTTGGTGATTCATTTGGTATTCAATCAGCACCCGGTGTTATTTTCCAGAAAGGTCACTTTATATTTGCGGGTGAGCAAACACTTGTTGTATCTAAATACAATCGAGTACCAGACGGTGTTTCAGTAGGTTATAAGATTACTGAGCGAAATGTTAATGCTCTTGAAGATGCACAACTTTTCGACAATGCAAATGGATCCGCTAACGAAAACGCTCCTGGTGCTGATCGACTTAAGCTTACACCAGAACTTATCGTTGTTAATAGCGAAACAGGTAATAGTGATGTCGAATTTTTCTCTTTGATTCGATACCAAAATGGTAATGCAGTAACAATTCGAGACGTTTCTCAATATAACGTTCTCGGTGAAGAGATGGCCCGCCGGACTTATGAAGAATCAGGTAACTATGTACTTGATAACTTCGACGTAATTTCAGATGACCTTGTTCCTTCAGGATCAGCACCAGGTACGCCAGCATCAGCACATGCAGTGTTAGGAACCGGTGTTGCTTATGTTAAAGGTTATCGAGTTGAGAACAATGCAGAACGCTCCTTCCCTATTGATCAAATAACTGAAACAGAAACTGCAGCCAACCAAGCGGTATCAACTGCTTATGGTTACTATCTTGATGTTACTGGTTTTAGTGGTAAAATTGATTTAAATCGAGCAACGGTTGATATTCAAGATTCTGGTGGTTCGTCTATCGGTTCTTGTCAAGCGATTAACATTACACCTACAAAAGCCTATATCACAAACGTAGTAATGGTAGGTGCAGTACAAGATATTGCTAAGCTTTCAGATGGAAACGGATTTGTTTCAGTAGGAAATGTAATTCGAAATGTAGGACTTAAGCCACTCATTTTCCGCACTGGTTTGGTAAGCTTATTCTCGACCTCAGATACTTTGATTCCAGTACGACAACAGGTATCTGCAACTGCCCAAACAAACGTCATCACGATTACAGCAGGCCCAGGTGAAGACTTTGTATGTGATAATAACGACGTATTGGTTGTTGCGGCAGGTGGTGCTTATCCAACAATCACTTCAACTACCACACAGACTAATAACAGTGAGCTGGTGATTGAGCTGGATCCATCTGGAGGTCCTTGGAGTTCAGTAGAGGTTTACTATAACGTTCGTTTGATTGGCTCCACAGATGGTGTAGAGCCTTATGGTAAGGTAGTAGAAGAACCGTTTGTACGTGTTGATCATACCCTAGGCCAAAACAAATATAGCCTTGGTTTCCCAGACGTATTTGAAATTATTAGTATCGAAGACACATTAGGAACTGATTACACCAAGAGCTTTAAGCTGCATAATAACCAAAAAGATACTCACTACGATATTTCATATATTGAATACATCCAAGGTCGACCACGTCCTGGTAACCAGCGATTGATTATTCAATTAAAGTGCTTTAAAGTAATTAGTTCATCTGGTGATTACTACTTTACAATTAACAGTTATCCCAATACAATTCAACCATCTGATATTCCAGCTTACGTAGCTGATGCAGGTGATTCATATAGTTTACGAGAGTGCTTTGACTTTAGACCAGTCGCAGATAAAGCAGCTAATGCAAACTATGGTGCAAACGACGGGCCAACCGCTCCTATTATTGCTGGAACCGTAGGTGGTGCAGTTACTACCTTTGGTGCTGATGGTCACGGTACACCTCTCATCCCTGCAGTCGATCAAGCAATTACAACTGACATCGAATATTACTTAGCACGTATCGACAGTATTGTTGTTGATTCTTATGGTGAAATTAAACTTCTTAAAGGTAAAGAGCAAGATAACCCAACACCACCACGAGTAAGTCGAGAAGAGTTTGCCGTTGCTGAAGTTCGAGTCCCTGGCTTTCCAGCTCTATCAGCTCGAGCAGCTGATGCTCAAAATAAACGAGCACATGCAATTACTTGTAAGGGCACAGGTGTTAAAAACTTTACTATGAAAGACATGCATTCTCTCGAAAAGAGAATCGACAATATGTCTTATTACATCTCATTGAATCAGCTTGAATCTGATACACAAAATATGCGAGTACTCGATGAGAATGGACTTAACAGATTTAAAAATGGATTTATTGTAGATCCATTCAATGATATTTCTCTTTCAAACATTAAAGATCCTTTATTTAGTGCAGCGATTCCGCATGGTCGTAAGGTACTTACTCCTTCAGTCAAGCAATTCCCTATTGATCTTAAATATAAGACAAGCTCCGGCGCTTCCTTATTCCCTTCAGCCACAAGTGCTAAGGTGGGTACACTAGGTCGAGATTCAAATGTCGCTTTCATAGACCAACCTTCAGCAACTGGTTTTAGAACTTGTGCAAACAACTTCTACCAGTACAAAGGTAACGGTTACATTTCACCTCCTTACGACGTGAACTATGACACTACGGTCAATCCAGTGACAATTGATGTTGATATGACTGGAGCATTTAGCGAACTCATTGATAACATTCAAGAAGTACTACCACTTACTGATACCAGTTACGAATATGTTCCTGGCGAATATTGGGGTGGTGATTGGTGGTGGAACAGATGGTGGCATGGCGGATGGCACCACCCACGTTATCGTAACCGTCGGTATGGATACAATCCCGGCACATTCCGAGAAGTTACCACTCAGCGTGATATCGATATCTCAATGCCTGAGAATACTAGCGTTTCAGTTCCTGTTGGAGACTTTGTTAGTAATGTACAGTTCAAGCCATTTATTGCTGGCAGGGATGTTAAGGTCTATATGTCAGGTCTTCGTCCAAACACTCAACATTATTTCTTCTTCGACAAGACAGACGTTAATGCTAATGTAATCCCAGGAAGTGCTGTTGACGATGTTAACCTAGTTGAGCGATTAGGCGAATACGGTGATGCAGTATCTACTGATGCAAATGGTGTATTACGTGCAGTCTTTACAATCCCTGGTGAAACATTCTTCGTCGGTGATCGCGTATTAGATATTGTGGATGTTGATTCTTACGACAATATTAATTCAGCTGCAACATCTACAGGTTTTGTTACATACCGTGCTTATAACTTCTCAATGGAGCGTACATCTCTTACTCAAACAACTCGTAAGCCAGATGCTGATGTAGCTAAGACAACCACTGTTCGAAATGTTGTTCGAAGACCAGAAGGTCGTGATCCACTTGCTCAAACATTCTTTGTTAAGAAAGGTATGGGTGCTGGAAGCAATACAGTATTCTTATCTCAGGTTGATGTATTCTTCAAGCGAGTTAGTACAGAGAATGGTATCACCTGTCAGATACGAGAAGTTGTTAATGGTTTCCCAACAAACGAAATCATTCCATTCTCGAAGTCTCGTAAACTACCTTCTGATTTAGTAGGGGCTGCATCTGATGACGCTTCGGTTCCAACTACATTTACTTTTGAAGCTCCTGTAAGATTGGATGTAGAAAAAGAATATGCATTAGTATTACAAGCAGATGCTAACGATCCTAACTACTTGCTGTTCATATCTCAAATCGGACAAAATGATCTTACGCCTGGAGCGACTCAAGGAACTGCTATTGTACAGGACTGGGGTGATGGTGTTCTATTTAGTTCAACAAACAACAGTGCTTGGAAGTCATACCAAGACGAAGATTTAAAGTTCAAGCTTTATCGACATAACTTTAACGAGTCTGCTGGTTCAATTACAATGACAGCAAATGATTGTGAGTTCTTGACTATCAGCGACGTTACTGGCCGATTCAATACCGGTGAGCTTGTTTACCAGCAAAAGGCTTTTGCAGGCTCAACATCTGCAACTGTAAGTATGGCAATAAATACAGCAATCATTACCGGTACAGATCTCGATGATACGTTTAACGAGAATGACTTTATTCTAATAAATGATGCTGGTGCTACTCGTAAAGATATCTTTAAAGTTATCAGTGTCGATTCCGCATCGCAACTTACTGTGAATAAGCCAACATCGTTTGCGGTAAGTGGAGGAACTTGTGCAGCAGTGGTGGTAGGTAACATAAGTTACTATAATGTACTAAGACCATTTACTATGAACCTCGAGCACAGTTCAGCTAAGCCATCACGAGTATTCCAAGCAAGTAATCCTTCAGATGCAACAACTAAGATTGTTGGACTCGACAGTGGCAAGACTGCTGACATTACAACGGTTGATGATATTAATCTAAGCTATGTTCAAGCAATGATTCAGAAAACAGAAGATACTGTTGCAACTACAACTCTTGATGGAACATTCGTTTCACCAGCAGACGTAAGCAGTACTTACACTAAAGGCTTAAAGTTTAATGGTAACATTCACTTCCCAGAAAAGGGTGTGATGGTATATAGTAAATCTAACGATGTTAATGAAACTAAAGCATTCAACTTTACAGTCAACTTAGAAAACAGCGGTAACGTAACATCTACACCTGTGGTTGATATCGAAATTGCTAAACTATTCGCATATCAATATAACATCAATAATGATGCATCTGATCCTGATGCGGTGTTTATTTCAAACCGCGTAGAACTGGCTGAAGATCTTGACGCCGAAGATATGGAAGTAACTATCAGCGCATATCGCCCTAACGGTACAGACATTAAGGTTTACATTAAGCCTCAGAATGTTTACGATGGTCAGAGCTTTGGTGAGATGGAATGGGTAGAATTAGAAATGTTTGAAGGTGTAAATTTATTCTCTTCAAATATTAACATCGGTGATTTTAAAGAGTACAAGTATAAGGTAGCTGAGTCGGATAAGGATGTTAATGGACTACTACAATATACTAGCAATGCTGGTACTTTCTCTGGATTTAGAAAGTTTGCCATCCGCATTGATATGCTATCACCTAACATCCACAACGCTCCCACATTAAACGATTACAGGGCCATAGCGTTATCCTAGGGGTAGACTTATCATGCAAAGTAAAAAAGATCCAATAACCGGTGCTGTTCTCAATACCGATGTTGAAGCGCTGAATAAATATAAAGTAGAGCGTAAGTACTACCGTAAAGTTGACAGGCTCCATGATGATATCGTAGAAATCAAGAAGAGCATAACACTTATTTACGACAGAATACAAAAGTTGGAATCCGAATAAAATGGCAAAACCACTAATAACCGAAGTAACTACCAGTCAGACGTTTGAGAATTGGCTTGCTAAGACTAATGAAATGGTCGGCATATTCAAAGACGAAGTAATGACTGCGTCAGGCTCTGGGGATACAACAGACGGAGACGCTACACTAACCGGTATTTTTACAGCTGATAATCTTGTTGTAGATGCAGGTAACGGTGGTGATCTTAAAACTGATCTTATTAACTCTGCATCGAGTTCCGGTACGGTTGCATTCGGATCTCCCGTTGAGATTACAGCTGCTGCTAATCCTGCCGCTATATTTAATAACGTTGCATCTGGTGGCCAAGTTCGTTTCACCGATGGAAGCTTTAGTTGGGATGTGGGTATTGATGATACTCAAGCCGACTCAAACTTTATTATCGACACTGGCGTCGCTCCTGTTAAGTTTGAACTTTCAACTGCAGGTGTATTAACAATTCCTAGTATTGTATGTACTGGAACTGTTACTGCGGCCTCATTTGTTGGTGCATCTCAATTCTCTGATACCGATGACGTTCCTGAAGGTTCCACTAATCTTTACTTCACAAATGCTCGAGTCGCTAGTGCACTTCAACCTGGGGTTGGTCCTGCTAATGTAAGTGTTAACTATAACGCTAGTACTGATATTACTACATTAAATACGCCAAAAGATATACAACAACGAAAGATTAGTTTCGAAGGTTCGGGCTATGCCTCACATGTTAGAGGAACTCTCGACGGTGCGAATCCTGTTGGACAACTACGAGTTACACTTGCAGGATCAGAGTACTCTACTGCTGAGTGGACTACTGGAGGGTTTAATGTTCTGGGTGATCTTGACGTTTCAGGAACCGCTCAAATCGATACTAACCTAACGGTTACTGGTAACATTACTGCATCAGGCAACGTTGTTACCGCATCTGATCAACGATTAAAAGAAAATTTAATGATTATACCCAACAGCCTAGACAAACTTATGTCGGTGAATGGGTACACATTTAATAAAATTGGTAGTGATACTGTCGAATCCGGTGTTATAGCACAGGAAGTTGAAAGAGTCCTGCCTGAAGTTATTTATGATATACAAAAAAATGATGGAGTGTATAAAGGCGTGAACTACAATGGCCTTATCCCTCTACTATTGGAAGCAATTAAAGAATTGAAAGAAAAAGTAGAAGTTTTAGAAAGTCGCTTACCAAGCGAATAGTCACATTAGTCCAATAATGGTCTTATAAATATAAAGTAAAAAGGAAAGGCTAGATGGCGAAGATTTCAGAATTACCTCCGATTACCGGTGATAATACTAGATCAGAAGATCTATTTGTTATTGTCAATCTGGTACAAGGTGATGATGGCACATCAAACATCACTCGTAAAGAACTCGTACAGGCCATTCAGTACGAGGTATTTGATCGGATCACGATTACCGGCGGAGACATTTCCGGCGCGTTCATCCACGACCTGCGCATTGATCGAGTCATTATCGACAATTCTGACATCGAAGATACTAACTTTGAACGAGGGACGATTGACGATACTGTCATTACGAACTCGGATGCTAATAACTTAATCATTACCTCATCCGAATTTAATATCGGTGAGATTAACGACTCTACAGCAAACAACGTAATCATTACTCAGTCTGAGTTCAACGACGGCGAGATTAATGATTCAACCGGTAATAATGTTGTACTCACGAATTCAGAACTTAATGATAGTACAGCAAACAATGTTGTAATAACAAATTCTGAATTTAATGATGGGTCGATTGAAGATTCCACTGCTAACAATATTGTAATAACAAATTCCGAGTTTACTGATGGAGAGATCTTTGACTCTACCGGTAACAATGTAGTACTTACAAATTCTGAGTTAAACGACTCTACCGCAAATAACGTAGTTATTACTGATTCTCAGTTTAATGACGGAACCGGCAACAACGTAGTACTTACCAGATCTACCATTGATACTTCTGTCTTTACGAACGGTGAAATTGAAGATTCGGTTGCAAGCAACGTTGTTATAACTGATTCTGAATTTAATAACGGTACTGGTAATAATGTAGTACTTACAAATTCTACTATTGATGATTCTACAATCACCGATAGCACTGCTGATAATTTAGAAATTGCTAATTCAACGTTTACAGATGGCGCAATTGAAGATTCAACAGCAAACAACGTTACAATTACTCAGTCTGATCTTGATAATGTTGAAATCATTAACTCAGACTTCTCTGATGGTACCGGCAATAACAACGTCTTTACCAATACTACAATTGACCAAGGTACAATTCAGAATTCTGAAATTACTAATTCATCCTTTACAGGAACGATGGATAATGTAGTAGCTCAGAACATGACCATCACGAGTTCAAGTGCTGATGGCTTTAGTCAAACAAGATCAACGTTCGACAGTGGTGATGTTACTAAGTCAACGTTCGACAATGGTATCGTTAAGGATTCTACTCTTGTCGACTTTGACATGGATCTCAATGATAAGTTTGAGCCACCTCTTGATCAAGATAGCTACTTTGCTATTAAGAACGAAAAGACAGGTCAAACAGAACAAATTTCTTACAGTCAATTATTTGACGAAGTATCGAAGAGTACTGCACAGGCTCTTAAAGTTCACGTTGATGCTGCATCAGGTAATGATGACAACCCAGGAACTATGTTACAGCCAGTTCAAAGTATGGAACGAGCGTTTGAGCTTTGTTTAGAAAAGGCTGGTGGATCATTTGATCGAAATGCTTTAAACAACTCAGTTCATATTTCTGCAGGGCCAGGAACATATTACACCAAGGGTAACTTGATGTTGCCGGATGATTGTTCGGTTACTTCTACATCTGGTCAGTATGCCACGGTTATTGAAGCACTTCCAGGTTATGAAAATAACAATGCGATTCTAGTAGGTTCTGGTTGTTATGTACAGGGCTTCTCTTACATGAACTGGAAGATCGATAACTTCGATTTCCCAGAAGGTGGATTCGCGGTTGCTTATCGACCAGGCGCTAAGTTACTTCGTTCTCCATACTTGAGAGACTCAACTCAGCTTTCAAACTTTGTTCGTTCTGATGTTGAACCACCTCTTAACCCATACAACACCAAAGGTACACTAGCTGACCTTGGTAGAGAGTTTACACTTGAAGTTGGCATGACAGGACAAAATGCTAACCCTGCATTGTCGTTGTGGCAAGAAGGTGATGAAGTTACATTCTCATCTGGTGCAGTTGGTTATCTCTCTTGGGATGACAGCATGGATGCAGCTCAGGGTATTGATCGTGACGTCGACCAAAATCGTAAGATTCGAGTACGAAACCTTAAGAACAATCGAGGTTTTGCGGTAGGTGATACCGTACAATGTGAATCAGGCGGAACAGGAACAGTAGCATCCATCGGCATCGACGACTTCCCTAACAGGTTGGTAGGTCGAGGTGGTGGTTGTGTACTTGCAGACCGAAGAGTTCTAGATCCAGATTCACTATATACATATGTACTATGTTTTGGTTTCACACCTCGTACTCAGAACGGTATCGGTTATGTAGCACGGGATGGTGCTGGTGTAAACGGTATTGGTTCTCTGTCAATCTTCGTACGTATTGCATTCTACGCCTTGAACGGCGGACAAATGACATTGAACAACTCAGGTACTCAGTTCGGTGACATCTCAATGCGAGCAAAAGGTACCACAAGGTTCTTTGCTCCTAAGTCTACTAGCGCTGCTAACATATTTGGTAACACGGCATTTGCCGACACTATCGAAGCAAATGAGCCACTTATCATCGACGACATGGTCGACTTCATAACTGCAAATACTGCTTCGGGCGGATTGGGTTATAAAGGATATGATGCTGATAAGTGTGAGCGAGATTCTAAGATTATCCTCGATGGTCTTGGATATGACATTGCTCTTGATAGTAACTACTGGGGTCGATTAGCAGGTATTTCTTACCGTTCACCAATTTCATATGTAGTCCCAGGCGAGCAGCTTGAAGAAACTCTTGGTGCTAACGAGTACATGCAAGCTCGAGTGCAAGATCTCTTCGAAGGTGATCCAGCAATTGTAGCACGAGCAAATACCTCGATGCAAGAACTGTACAATGTTCTTCAATACGGTGAAGAAAACATTAACCCAATTACTTGGGTACCAACATCTGTTGAACAAACTGCAGCTCGGGAACTTCTCCAAGATAATAGAACATTCATTCAAACTGAGTTGACCAACTGGATCGACAATAACGATCAGTTCTACTCATATGATAGTGTTGCATGCCGTAGAGATACTACTGACTACATCATGCCAGCAGTTAAGAATGACATGCTTCTTGACACAAACTATAATGCAGTAACCGCCGGTAATGCATACTACATGGCATCTGCATCTAAGGTTATAGGTGAGCAACGAAATGAAACAATTGGTGCTTACCGATTCCTGAAAGATCGTACTAACGAAATTCTTGATGCGAACTCTTACATTAGTTCAGCTCGAGTCGATGGTGCTTTCGATGAAATTATTACACAACTACGAGCTAACGGTGCTACATTTACTCCTACTGGTGTAGATTACGATCACATTACCGGTGTTATGATAATGACCATCGGTACTCATAATTTAGAACCAGGTGATAAGATACTATTCAAGCCAGAAAGTATTCTTCTTGCTTGTGAAGGTGATGGAAGCATTGGTCAAATCGCACATCCACGAGCATTGGGTGGAGCAGGTCGTCCAGATCCATGCTACAACACACCATGTGAAATTACAGATGTTGGTGCAACCACTATTACAATTAATGCTGGTGTAGCAACAGTCGATAAAGCCCACACCTTCGTATCAGCTTTACCAAATGCTATCTCGGTACTTGGTGCTGAAATTACATTCTCTGATGACGCTGGTATTTTGGAAGCTCGACGAGATTCTCGTAAGCTACTTCAAGCTAACCGAGAGTTTATGCAAGATTCGGTATTGAATTATATCGATACTAACTACTTCCATTACGATAACATCGCTTGCCGTAGGGATGTAACAGATTACATCTTACCTGCTGTACAACGTGACATGGTTACCGGTAGTAACTATAACGCAATTCAAGCTGGTATCGCTTATCGTCAGAAAACTGGTGAGTCAACCATACTTAATGAACTGCCACAGACTGTTGCAGCAATTGAAGATCTCCAGTTTAATACACGACAAGAAATTACCGACAATGTTGGCGTTGAGTATGGTGCTCAGTTTACTCCATCCAATGCTACTTACGATCCTAATACTGGAATCTTTGTTGCAACGGTAGGAACTCACAGTTTAGAACCTGGCGATTATGTCTGGTTTGCAGATAACGGTATTACAATGAGTTGTGACATGGGAAGTGGTGCTACTAACCATACTTCACCAGCAGCTCACCACCCATTCTATCGTAAGCCATGTTTGGTTACCGAGGTTGATGCAACTACAATTACTATGAATGTAGGTACTGGTGGAACAGGCTTGTTCCCACATACATTTGTATCATCTGTTGCTAATGCTATCTCTGAAGTTACTTCGGTCGGACGTAATGCTGAATCTACTCAAGCAGATCTCTCGTTCCGTCAACTTGTTGACATTGTTAATAATACCGGAAAGACATATACACCAACTGGCGTAACTTATGATCCTGTAACAGGAATGATGATTAGCACAATTGGTGATCATGATCTTCAGCCCGGCCAAGAAATTGTACTTGCAGATTCTTGCATTACGTTTACATGCCCAGATGCAGGTGGTAACCCTGTTTCAATTACCCATCCACGGCCAACTGATCCAGTTTATCGTAAGCCGATCAAGATTACTGCGACATCTTCTACTACATTTACTTGCTACATTGGTCCTGCAGGAACAGATAAAGTACACACATTTGTAAGTGCTACCGCTGACTGTGTTAAAGAGTTTGGTTACTCAGGTACTTACACTCCACAAAATGCTACTTACGATCCTAACACTGGTGTCTTCGTTGCTTCAATTGGAAAGCACAACGTCCAGGTTGGTGATTATGTAGAAATCAAACCAGAGAGTGTAGTATTTAGTTGTGACAACGGTAATGGTCCAGAAGATCATGCAAGTCCAGAGCAACACCACCCATTCTATAAGAAACCAGTATTAGTTACCGCGGTAACTACGACGTCAATTACTATGAATGTCGGTGCTGGTGGAGGTTATACCGGTGTTCATACATTTGTAAGTGCTGATGTTGGTGCTATCATTGCTGATCCACTCGTTTGGACTGATCCATCATCTTACTTGAACTACTACACACCAACAACTGCTACATACGATCCTGCAACTGGAGTCAGTGTTGTTACTATTCCTGACCATGATTTGGCAATTGGTGATCGTATTGAGTTTACACCATATAGCTTTACATACACCTGTTCTCTGGATAGTAATGCTACTGAGCATCAATATCCACGAGTTGGAGATGGTAATTACAAGACCGCAATGGAGATTACAAACGTTGCAGGAAACAATATTACTGTCAATGTAGGTACAGGATCTGGAGGGACTCACACCTTCGTGAGTGTGGCTAATGACGCGGTCATAAAGGTAACAACCAATACAGCCGGGCAGTTGGCTAGAGAGCAACTCCAAGCAAATCGAAACATGATTCAGACTGAGATCATGGAATACCTTGATACTCAATACTTCGTATTTGATGGTGATAAGTGTTCTCGAGATACTGGATTTATTGTTGATGCAGCAAGACGTTCGGTTGCTACTGGTTCTAACTATCCTGCAATTTACATGGGATTGGGATATCGAATTGGAACCGTAGGTGCAGACAAGGTCGTTAATGACCAGCTCACAGAAACTGTTGGTGCAATCAACTACCTCAAGTCAGAGGTTAGTGAAGAACTTACAGGTACTGCTTTAACTCGAAGCAACGATGCTTTCGACGAAATCATTGACATCTTATCAAACGGTTCAGGTAATGCTGATACGATTGTTTGGGGTACTAATGCAGTTGATGTAGCTCATGCTAATGCTCGAGTTGCACTACAGACAAACAAGACGTTTATCCAAGCTGAAACAGTAGCACATATCGCTGACACTTATCCAAATCTTACTTATGATACTGCTAAGTGTCTTCGTGATACTGGATACATGATTGATGCAATCTCTTGGGATATTCAACACGGATCAAATGCTGGTGCGGTTAACTTTGCAAGACTTTACTTTGAAAACGCAATGGCTGTATTACCCGAAGATCAAGTTGTTCCAACCGTTCGAACTTGGGAATACATTGCTGAAGTTTGCTACTCGGTTATTCGAGCAATTGCAATTACACCTACAACAGGAAACGTTCAAACACAGGATGTTTCAGGTGGAGATTTAGGAATCATCCTAGGTAATAAAGGTCGTGATCTTGTTACGGTTGTCACTAAGACAATTGAAGCTGACACACTTGATTGGTTACCTTCTTATGTTGAACCTACCATTGAAGCTGGATTCGAGACTGCCGTTGCTAGAATGGATGGTAAGACTGAAAACCTTCAAACTGATGTTATTGAACACATCATCAACGTATTCAACGGTCTTCCATATAACAAGGCTAAGTGTTTCAGAGATATTGGTCATATCATCGATTCGGTATCTAAGGATATTGAGTATGGTGGCAATGCTTCTACTATTGAGTCTGCTGCATTCTACTTCTCACGTGATGATGAAACATCCGGTGATTACGAGCAACTACGAAGCGTTAACGTTCTTCCTCTTGAAGTAAAAGGACAAATGAGAGATACTGCTGAAGAGTATCCAACTGCTAACGTTTCTGGTCTACGTACACTTATTAATGTTTTACCAGAAATACAACGAGTTCCAACTCGATTGGCATTCGAGAGATTAGCAGATGTTGCTGAAAAGGTCGTAACAGAAACTGCAATCACTCCTTCATCTGCTAATGTACCAGCTCAGGATACAAGTGGTACAGCCGCTCCTGCTGCTACCGGTACTGCGGTACATGACTTGATCCAAGCAGTTGCTGCCCTTGTAGATGATAAGACTGCTGATTACATTCCTAAAGCTACTAACCCAACAGTTGATCCTAATAGGACTGTGGCACGTAAGCAAATCCAAATGAACAAGGACTTTATTGCTGAAGACGTTGTTGAATATCTGAGAGAGCGTTACTACACCTTCGATGGTGAAAAGTGCTACAGAGATATGGCAATTCTGATTAATGCAGTTAAGCGAGATGTTCTAACTGATTCAAACTTTAATGCGGTATTCAATGGATTAGCTTATCGAATTGGTACGAAATTAGCTGATAACGTAATCACTGAACAATTAACAGAAACTGTTTCTGCAATTGAATATACTCGAGATGCTGCGGTAGCCGCTGTAACCGATCCTACTGCTAAGACAAAGACTCTGAATTCATTCAATGAGCTTATCGACATTATGACCAACGGTGAAACAGCCGCTGATAATATTGTATTCGGTCCATCAAGCTCTCGTGGTCTAAATGGTATTAATGCTCGGGAACAGTTAAAGAATAACAAAGCATTCATGCAGGCTGAAATCACTGCTTACCTTGCTGACAACTATCCTTCATATGTTTATGATGTTGCTAAGTGTGAGAGGGACGTTGGTTACTTAACAGATTGTGTAATCTTTGACACTTACCACAGCGGTAACTCAGCAGTTCGAGGAAATGCTAAACTTTACTTCGAGAATGCTGTAAGTGTATTACCGGTTGATCAACAAGCTAAGACCGCTGAAACATTCATCCACATTGCAGAGGTTGCTAAGTACATCGTACAAGATCAAGATGTCGATGGACTGGGACTTAAGTCTAGCTCAAACAGTGCTACACAGAATAGAGACTCAGGTAGTGCTGGTCTAGCGGTTGGTAATGAAGTTGAGAGACTATTCTCTGTAGTTGCTAATGCAATATCAAATAACTCACTTGAAAGTATGCCTGCTTTGGAAGAACCAAACAGTGCATCTAATGCTTATGTCGATGAATTCAAGACTGCATTCACTGAGTTGGAAGCTGTAATCCCAAGCGTACAAGATGGTCTTTATGCTCACCTTGCTGAGTACTTCGAGATTCTTCCTTATAGCGAAGACAAATGTCGAAGAGATACCAAGTACATCTTGGATGGAATCTCACATGATATTCAGTATGGTGGTAATGCAGCAACCTTAGGTAATGCTAAACTCTACTTTGATAACGCAGTTAATACTCTGCCACTCGAACAGAGAGAAGCTTCTAAGTTTGCCTTTACTCACATGTCTGAGTTGGTCGAGAAGATTGTACAACGTCAAGAAATTCCATTACGACCACTTGATCGATTCGGTGTAAGTACAGTTGCTTATGATCCAGTATCTGGTGAAATGGTAACAACTACTTTGGCACCACACACATTAAGTCTTGGTGATTACATTGTTATCGAAAAGGAAGGTATTACATTTGAGTGTAATAACCCAGCCGTTGAGATCTCGCATCCACGAGTAACAGATCCTGTTTATCGTAAGCCACTTCGAGTATCTGCTGTTACTGCAACTACATTTACAGTTAATGTTGAACCTGCCGGTGGATACACTCAGGCTCACTCATTTGTAAGTGCTAAAGCAAATGCTATCATTAAGGTTTCAAATCCATATCGACAAGAACTCGGTAATGTTGCTGGTAACCCAATGATCGCTACTCGAGCAAAAGCATTAGGTATGATTATTACCAATGTTGTTGAGACTGGATCTTATGCTACATTCCCAACTCGAGTCGATCCATTACAAACATGGCAATCACCAACAGTTATTGCTGGTAAGGAAGCGGTTGAAGATGCTGTACCTGCTCTAGCAGATAATGTACTTACATACTTGACCGCAGTTCAAAATGGATTAGGCTTCCCAGGAGCGAAATGTCGAAGAGACATCGGTTACTTAATTGATGCTGTATCACACGACGTTCAATATGGCGGAAACTTTGCTTCTAGACAATCTGCAGGAATCTACTTCGAAAATGGAGTAAGTGTACTTCCAGCAGATACCCGTAAGCAAACTGCAGACATTTACGATTACCTCGGTCTTGTAATGTCACAAGTCGTTCAAGAAAATGATGTATCGCAGTTTACAACTTACACTCCAACTAATGCAACTTACGATCCAGCATCTGGAGTATTTACCGCAACGATCGGAAGCAACAACTTTAAGGTTGGAGATCTTGTATGGTTTGCTCCTGAAAGTATTGTATTCTCTTGCAACATGGGCTCTGGTAACCAGAATCATAGGTCACCAGAATCACATCACCCATACTATAACAGAGGATGCCCAATTACTGCTGTAGAGGGTACTACGATTACGATGAATGTAGGAACGGGCGGAACAGGCCAAGTTGCTCATACATTCGTAACGGCTGATGCTGATTCACTTGCTAACGGTCCTTATCAACAGTTCCTCGGAACACCGGGAACAGCTACCGAAGCAGCGGCTGCACAGTCTCTCATCGGTATTGTTGAAGATGTTATTCGAGCAAATTCAACTGATGCACTACCAGGGCTTGAAGGACCTGATCTTTCTTGGGTCAACTCTGAGTTAATTGGAGCTGCAGAGCAAATCGAAGATAATGTCGATCATCTAGCAAATGACTTGGTACACTTTATCAACACTGAGTTTAATGCTCTTGATTATAACCGAGCCAAGTGTTTCCGAGATGTTGGTTACTTACTCGATGCATTCAGCTATGACTTGAACTATGGTGGTAACATCGCTTCTCGTTGGAATGCAGACTTCTACTTCTGGAATAACGAGTATCGAGTACCAGAAAATCAACGTGAAGCAACTGCTAAGTCTTATAGACAGCTTGGTGTAATTTGTAAAGATATCGTTCTCGGTAAGTATGCAGGACAGGTTGCTAAAGGCGAGCTTGGTACTCAGGTTGAAGCTGATAAAGTTGAAAAGCTTGCAAATGTATTCTATCTGACTCAGATAAATAAAGATACGAAGTATTTACCTGCTAAGCAAGAACCTGATTACGCTTATGCTGGAGACAAGTTTACTGGTGCTCAGTTTATCATCGGTGAGAATAAGATTAATCTCGCTGCTGATACCGTAAGATATGTAAGTGCTGAATACGGATTTATCAACTTACCTCTTACTAGACGCGATGCATCTAACTTGCTTCAAGCAATAGCAAATGACTTCAAGTATGAGGATGGCACAGAAGTTAATTCACCATCTTACACTGGTAGTATTGCGGTTGGTGCTCAGAATGCAATAAGAACCTTTACATCATCGTTCTTCGATTACAAAGGTCAACATGCATTCCCAGTATTCAACTCAACTACTCGGGGCTTGAAGTATCAAGGTTCTTTACAAGGTCCTGTTGGTAGCGGTATTCTAGCATCGGTCACTGGTCAAAAACCAAACCACGCATATATCGTTGCTACTAACATGGCGGTTAGTCACTACGAGGGTGATATATATTATTGGGATCCTACAATCAACGATTGGAGATACGATGGTCCTAATAACACTGAACTTCTAGATTCCTTCGTAGGTGCATGGGAACGAATGAGAGATTACATGATTAGTAACCTTTCACCTGACGCGGCTCACTCAGCAATGATTGCCGGATTGTTTAATGATTGTTTGATTGATAACGTGGTAAGACCAGAAACATTGATCTTCGGATCGTTGGTTGAATCCATTGCTCACCAGTTCAACGGTGCATCGGCAGGTGTTAACAGAAACGCATTGCCACTGAACTTTAGAAACTTAGGTCAGCCAATCTCTGCTATCGCTTCGGTATTGAATGAAGATGGTGGACGTATCAGATGGTCAGGTGCGGATGAATTGAACAACCAGTACTTCGCAAGAGGATTACGTATTAATGGTCGAACAGGACGAATTGAAGGACGACCATTTACATCATCTGTAAGAAAACTTGCAAGAAGAGCTTCTAATAGTAGAGCGTCACTTTAAATAGGATAGAAAAAAATGGCAACAATTACTACCAGTCAGGCGCCAGACGCGAAACCGGTATACAGTAGTTTAATACTTGAAACTACAGCGAAGGAATTAATGAATGTACCTAACTATGAGGTACCTGAATTAGTCTTTGGTGGTAGTACTACTGTTGAGCCGGGTGTTGGCGAAGTTATTTCTCCATTGCTCCTGTGTAACACAACTGCAAACACGGTTACTGTTGATGTTGAAATATATAGAAACGTAGAAAACCAGTTTTTCCACATTGTTAAAAATTTACCTGTTCCGGCTTATGACACAGTTCCTTTGCCATTGAACGGTCAATTTCTAAAAACTGGAGACATACTACAAGCATCAGCTTCCGTAAGCTTTGCGATTCACAGTACCCTATCGTTCACACTTGGACAATCAGAAGAAGATGACGTTGTTTAAAACAACATATATAGTATAATAAAGGATCACGGAGAAATACTAAATGGCCAATAGATTCGGCACACTAACAGGAAGAAGTAAGCTAATAGGCTTCGGAACGCCGCAAGCGTTTCCGATTACATTAGATCCTGTCGTCCATGAGGGCGCTCTCGTTTATGCCGATAACGATAAGGTATATTTTTCCGATGGAACTGCTTGGGTAGAACTAGCAGGCGCAGGGACAGGAGGAGCAGTTAATGCTATCCTTCCATTCGCATTTATTCGAGTAGGCCAAACAGCAGATATCTCAGGTACTGGAATCTCAATGTCCAACTGGGATGGAGCTGCTGGGACCGCAGACTTTACCTTCGATACCGCTCAGCCTGACACAGATTATACTGTTATTACTGACGGTGAATTGAATGACGATAGCCGGTTAGTTTCGATTCAAAGTAAAACAGTCAACGGATTTGAAGCTTCGTTCTATGATAACAATGGTGCTGCAACCGCTCCATCTGGTGCAAGTGCATTTAGTATCATGGTATTTGGATCAGATCCAGTTGTTTCGGTTGGTCAAGGTATACCGGGCATACAAGGTGTTCAAGGTACTCAAGGTGAGTATGGTCCTGGCTTTACTATTGTCGGATCAGTACCAGATGTTGACTCAGGCGGTGATCCTCAAGCAACATTAAACGCAGCATTTGCAACTCCCAATACCGGTGACGGTGTTATTGATGAAGCCGATGATGAGCTCTGGATTTATGACGGAGCCGCTTGGATAAACATTGGTTCATTCAGAGGGATTCAAGGTTTACAAGGCGATCTAGGACCACAAGGTACTCAAGGACCAACCGGTAATACTGGTGTTCAGGGTTATCGTGGTGTTCGTGGTTTCCAAGGCGCACAGGGTACTCAAGGTCTTCAAGGTTTCCGTGGCTTCCAAGGAACACAGGGTGTTCAAGGTAGACGTGGACCGCAAGGTGTTCAGGGTACACAAGGTATTCAAGGTGACTTGGGTATTCAAGGTACTCAGGGAACACAAGGTGTTCAAGGTACGCAAGGTTTCACCGGTATCCAAGGTAAGTTAGGTTTACAAGGATATAACGGTACAGACTCAGGTGGTGTTATAGACTTTGGAATGATGAACACGAGTGGAGAGTTTCCTGCTCCTCCCGGCGGATTCTTCCAAGTTAACGGTCAATCAAATCCAACTGACGACTTTAGTGCTGTAACTAAACTTTATATCAGCGAAAATGATACCTATAACAATGACATTGAGCCTTTGCTCACTGCTGTATCTCAGTCTACATCCGCAAATAAAGCATTCGTAAAAATTACAAGACGCGATGAACCTTCAAGATACGTTATCTTTACCGTTCAAACAATGGTTGATGATGGATCATATTGGGAACTCGATGTCACATACGTTTCTGGTTCTGCTGCTAAAGAACATTTTGTTGCAGAATCTTCTCCTGGTTCAGGCACGTTTATTTCTCAACCTTTGGTTGTTGCATTTAGTATTGCAGGTGACCAAGGTATCCAAGGTTTCCGTGGACCACAAGGTGTTCAGGGTTTACAAGGTGATCTTGGTCCTCAAGGCGTTCAAGGTGTACAAGGTCCACAGGGACTACAAGGTGTTCAAGGATTACAGGGTGTACAAGGACCTCAAGGTGTAACTGGTTCTCAAGGTACTCAGGGAACACAAGGATTACAGGGTGCTCAAGGTACCCAAGGCTTTACCGGTGCTTACGGTGGAGTTACATTTAGATTTACATATGACGCTACCGACACGACAGCATCAGATCCCGGCATTGGTTTTGTAAAAGGTAACAATTCTGTCTTCGGTAACTCTACTCAACTTTACTTTGATGTTGAAGATGCTGATAGTGTACAAATTGCTGCAATGCTTGCAGACTTCTTTGCATCAACTAACCCAGGCAATAAGGGTTACTTAAAGTTAGCAGACGCTTCAAACGTTTACAATTATGCCCTGTTCGAAGTTACTGGTGGCGCTCTGAATGGTAACGCTGGTTCAGGTTGGTATCTCATTGACGTTGATACAATGTCAGCTGCTCAAACCTATCCTAATGGTACTGATTTCCGAATCTCGTTTGTCAGAACTGGTGATCAAGGTATTCAGGGAATGCAAGGTCTCCAAGGTTTACAAGGTGCTCAAGGTGTTCAAGGAACGCAGGGTACTCAAGGATTGCAAGGTCTCCAAGGCTTACAGGGCCTTCAGGGTGTACAAGGTGAAGCAATCCAAGGTATCCAAGGACCTCAAGGACCGCAGGGTACTCAAGGTCTCCAAGGCTTACAGGGTGTTCAAGGCGAAGCTATTCAAGGTATGCAAGGACCACAGGGTCCTCAGGGAATGCAAGGTCTCCAAGGTGTTCAGGGTGAAGCAATCCAGGGCATGCAAGGACCACAAGGTGTTCAGGGTATGCAGGGTACACAAGGTATCCAAGGCGTACAA